TTTGAAGAAACAATCGCAATGTATTTGTGATCCATTTATAATTTTTTTACTAGAATTTAAAATAGGAACTGAAATAGTTCTATCCTTAGCACTAATATTATCAAAGCAAATACAACATTTAATTTCGCATTTTTTTACATCATTAATATGTTTTTTAATAATAATAGGCATATTTCCAATAGTCCAAAAATTATTTGATGAAATTAATTTTTGAATTCTAATTAATGCTTCTTCATTATTTTTAATAATTAATGTATTATCAAATTGCATACATTTTGTAAAACTAAAACAATAATCTGTCCTAAAATTAATTATATCCTTCATAATTTTATATTCAATTTCCTTTTTTTCTACATAATCTAAATTATCAATATCTGTTCCTGTTGAACTAGATAGATTAATATTTTTATGTTTAGCTATACTATTTCTAGTCATAACAAAACCATTACATAGAAAATCTAATTTATTGAAAGGAGGCATTATATATTTATTATTTGATACAACTATATCTAACATAATATTAATCTGTGTACCTTTAGTTATATATGGAATTGCGCCTACATTAATAGTATATTCATACTTATACAAATTATCTATATATCTATTAAAATACTTATTTTCATCCTTATTTAACAATTTTGTTGTTATTTTAACATTTTGCAAACCAAAATCATTTACAATAATAGATGTTATTTCATTCATCATGAGATGAACATTAACTTCTTCATAAAGACATACATCAATATCCTTAGGAATAGTTGTCCTATGAAAAGTTTCAAGGTCATACTTTTCGTTCCAAAAATTATTGTAAGTCTTCAAATTTTTGTTTTTCCAATATATATTACTATAATAATCTTTAATAATAGTATCTCTTACAAATCCTCCAAATATAATTCCATTATATTTGAAGATAACATCCTGAATATTATTATAGATATTATATATAATACATTTTTTATTATAGGAAATTTTAATATTATTCGACATTTGTTTTTGTATGTAAATAAAAGGTTTTCTATAAGAGCAGTGTTTTAATTTATCCTTTACTACTATTAACTATATTAGTTCTTTCTATAAAGTATAAAAAATATAAAAAGTATTTATCAATTTTTAATATTTACAAAATAAAAAAGAATAATTATTATATTAATTTTTATATACTAAATTTATTTAAAAATATATATTTCTATTTACCATATTTTCACGCAATCTAAGATAAATATTGCGTTTTTTTTTATCATTTATAATATTTTTATAATTAGCATAAATAACATTATCAATATTATTAAATGAATATGAATAATTATATATATTGTTCAAATTTGGATAACTAGGACATCTCATAATATTAGGTCTTATAAAACAATTAACAGATTTAGGCATTATATAACTAATTGCTAAAATAGTTGATACTAGTTTTGAAATAGTATAGGTAGACATTTTAAGTTAATATTTGATAAAATATATAAATCAATTTTTATATATTTTTTATAATCTATACACTTTTATTTATATACTTTTTACAATACATTATTTAATTAAATAAAATTTTTAAATAATTAATAAATCCTTATATTTTTACTATTTAGGTGTATTTTGATAACCTCTAATTGTATTTATTGTTAGTTAAATACTATCATCCCTGAATATACCTGTTTTCATACTACCATCCCGGACCATACGTGTGTAAATATCTGTCCATTTTTGACGTTCTTTCTGGTAAACATCTGAAGAAATTTCAGCTTTTTTGGCGAACAAAGTAGGATTTTCTTGAAGTTCATGTATACGAATATCAAGTTTTTGATCTAATCTTCTATTAACAAGCGCAGGCACATTAGACAACTGAATTATTACTTTTTGTAAATCATCAGGAAGATCATCCCATCTACTTTTACTAGTCTGTTGTTTACTTTTACTAGACATATACACATTTATATATAAAATATAAAAATTTATATTTTATGTAATTGATATAATAGGAACTAATATATGTCTTCGAATAATGCAATAACATCAAATATTAAGACATCTCTATTAAATAGTTTATATAGAGCGCGAAAAAATATTAAGAAGAACAAAGATATATATATAGATTCTGAACATGAATTATTATGTGAATATTATAAAAAATATCAAGAGCAATCTAAAAAATTTCAAAATGATAAAATTAAGATAAAATTTAATACATTTAAAATAGATAAACATATATTATCAGAAAATCATGATAAAGATGATGTTATTATATTTAAGGATTATAATATAGATTTTGAAATATTTTGCAATAAATATAATAGAAAATTTATAAATGAACTTTATGTTGTAACAGATCCAAAAGATTATGAAGAATGGATTAGTGAGCAAAATATATTTATTAAGAGTTTAACACCGCAAGAGATATTTACACTGAGATGTCATACACACGATGGAGATATAATAATAAATTATTTTATAAGAAATAATTTACATATAGACAAAGATATAGATATTATAGGTAACGAGATTGAAAGAAAATCTACATTAATAGTTGATAAAAAACAATTTAAATCAAATAGAGATTATATACTCTTTTATTATCAAATTAAAGAGTATTTATATGACAAATATAATGAAATATCTAAATTAACAAGACTAGAACTAGAATATTATATTATAGAAAATTATAAGGATTTCGAATGGAACAAAATATTATTGTTATATATTCGTGATATAAATAACATATTTAAAAAATGCCCTAAATTAAAAAAATCATTAGTAATTTATAGAGGGTCTACTAATGATTATTATTTAAAAAAATCTAGTAATGGAATACATATTAGTAATACATTATGCAGTCATACTCTAAATCCAAAAGTTGCAATTGGATATTCGGGAATTAATTGTTGTATAATGAGAATAAAATTATCCGAAGGAGCTAAAGCAATACTTATTGATAACATAAGTGGATATGAAGAAGAAGAAATATTACTACCATTTAATACTAAATATTATATAGATTATGCAAGACACACGATAAATTATTATAAAAATAATATGATATGTCCCGACGAAAATATTGCGAAAAAAATAATAGTTACTGATTTATCAGTTATTCCACCAAGAAATCAGGAATTATCAATAACAAAAATAACTAATAAAAATAGTACTAACTATTCTAATCCATCAAAAACATCACCAATATTATCCACTAAAACATTACAAAAACCAGTATCTACATCTATATATAATTTTAATTTATCAAATTTCTGGAAAAAAAATAAATTTTATTAAATCTATTTATATTTAATATATATTAAATAAGTAGAATAACAAAAATGGAAAATAGATATCCAAAATTTCACAATAAGGTATCTCAATCATCAGAAAAACAACCTATTGAACTAGAATTAGACTTGCATCCTGTTAATATAGGTCAGCAACATGATAGTCCTGCAGCAGCAGGAAATTATCGCAGACCTTCAATATTTGATAGAACTCCTTCAGAAATAAAATTTGAAGAAAATTTAGAAATTATTATAGAAGATGATAAAAAAAATGCCAAAGATGTAGAGAATTGGTTACCAGACTATTTTGTACCTTCGTGGATTAAACATAGAGATATAGAAAGAAAAAAAATACCATTTTCTATATTAATAATGTCCAAAGAAAAAAATGAATTAAGAGATTTAGATGAATTATGGGATGACTATAATATGACATTTGATCATACAACAAAAAAAATTAAATATAATCCACGAGGATATTTTTTTGCGTTACTTGACGGAAAAGAAGAATTATTATCTATATTGCAAACAAAATGCGGTACGGGCATTGAATCATATCGTAATGTATTAAAATGTCTTTTATTATATAATTTAAAAAGAATACATAAAATAATAGAATGGGATGATGAACATAATACGGATGGAGTACCTATTTATGATTCAAAACCAAATAAAATATTTAGAAATATTGATATACAAAAAATATTTGATTGTGGTAATTTAACTCCTATCGAAAGCGAATTTGTTAAAATTATGAACGAAGAAGCTTATTCATTATATTCATTATCATCGCATACCCATATAACAGAAAAAAGTTCACCATTTATTGATATGGAGACATATGACCAACATACAAATGATACATTTTATACATTAGTAAATTCTAATTTTAGAATTTTTTTAAATAGAGTAACTATTAAATTTTGGAAATATCTTAAATATAACAAATTATATTAAATATTTTTATAAAAATTTAATACTTTGTTATTATTTAAATTTGATTTTATAAAATTATTTGAAAATAATTTAAATTCTGAATTTATATCTTTTGGAACATTTAAATTTTTAATTTCCTTAGCATTTAATACAACTAACATTTTTACAAGACCTTTATTTTTATTTTTATTTATTAATTCTTGAGTAGTAATTAAATTATATATAAATTTTTTTATAATATTTTTTGATTTGCTATAATTTTTACTATTTGATTTAATAGTTTTGAGAGTTTTGCTTTTATCCATATTATCCTAATATTATAAAATATATAAAATAAAAATATATAAAATATATATATCAATATTATATAATAATTAAATATTATTAATTATTCTTTCCAAATTATTAATATCTTCTATAGATGCAATATTTTTTTTTTTACTAGAATGATATACTATATTATCAAAATAATCCAATAGAATATAATAAGTATAATAGTAGTACAATTCCTCTGAATTTTTATTCTTGTAAACATTAGCCATAGTTTCTACTCCATATTTATCCATTACTTTTTTAATTATTTCAAATATTCCATAAGTTTCTACTAAATGTTTACAAGTATAATAATCAAATATATACCATACAATAGTATCAATTACATCATTTTTATTTTCATTATATAATTTAGTTTGTTCATCAGTTAATTTATATTGAAAAGGTATGGTTACACCATTTTTGTTAAAAATAATAGATGCAATTAAACCATTCTTATCATTTTCTTCAATTATTTCATTAAAATAATTGATATTATATTTGCTCAAAGGATTTATAAAATTATATAATAGATATTCGTCTCTTAGAACAGAAAAATATTCATATTTGTCTATACTATCCATTGTTATAATAGCGTGAATTAATATAAAATCAATTTTTATTATATTTTTAATAATTTATTACAATTTTTATTATATTTTTAATAATTTATTATTTAATATTTATAAAAAATAGATAGTATGATAAATAATAATTTAGTATATTATATAACTATAATAATAATTTGGATATTTTTAGGTTTAGGGATATATTATTTATATACAAATATATCGTCAACATTATATTGGAATGCACAAGTTAAAAATATATATGAGCAATTCTATAATGTGCAAAATCATTGGTCTCCTACAAAAGGAGAACTAGATAGAAATAAAGATTTATATTTTGAATGTACGCATACTGGTACAAATAATGGATATACTTTTGGATGTAAATGGGGAAAAATGAATAATTATTAATAAATTATATAATTAAATATTTATAAAAAATAGATAATATGAAAAACAATAATTTTGCATATTATATAACTATAATAATAATTTGGATAATTTTAGTTTTAGGAATATATTATTTATATACAAATATATCGTCAACATTATACTGGAATGCACAAGTTAAAAATATATATGAGCAATTCTATAATGTGCAAAATCATTGGTCTCCTACAAAAGGAGAACTAGATAGAAATAAAGATAATTACTGGGAATGTACATATTCATTAATGGATGATAGAAAAGGATATACTTTAGGATGTAAATGGGGAAAAATAAATTAAAATATGTAAAATATATGCTAATTACTAGAATATAATTAATATAAATCACTAAGTTCAATATAATACACTTAAATCTAGTTTTCTAGGATTTGTTACAGGAACTCTAGGATTTTCCCCTAACATAGCTTTTCTTATCATCTCTATTTCTATATTTTTACGATCTTGATTGCATTTTCCATATCCATTTAATTGCGGTTGCAGTTGCGGTTGCGGTTGCGGTTGCGGTTGCGGTTGCAGTTGCGGTTGCGGTATCGCATAACCGACGTCAACAACAATATCGGGGATGCGCGAAGTCGCTTGTGGTTCTTCTTCTTTTTCTTCTTTGTTTCCTTCTTATTTTTCTTCTTTTTTTCCTTCTTCTTTTTTTTTATTGTCTTTCAATTAAATGCTTCAGATACAATTTTAGCAACACTTTTCATACCTCCTTTCTTTTTTTTAAATTTTTATATTCTGTAATATGCATAAATACACCTTTATTATTAATATATTCTTTATTTGAACCTTTCATTTTATATATAATTCTAATTTTTCCTAAAATTTCCTTTTTTCCTGTTTTTTTATATATTGCATTTGAACCGCCGTGTTTTTTTAATTTTGCATATTCGTTTTCAAATTCAATTAGTCTATCAGCAGTTTTTGATACCTGTCTACATTGCGGACATTTCCAAATAGGTGTTTTTTTATGTGACCATAAATATTTATTAGCATCATCAATTTTTCTTTTATCAATATCTTCCTTGCACTTGCCACAAACAAGATGAAAATTTTTACAAGAATATATTTCATTACTCGGGGATTTTTCTGATGATAATTCTTTAAATGAAGTTAGGCATATTAAGCAATCAATTACATTGATTTCATTTTTAATATCAGTTAACAATTTTTGCTTTAAAATATTTGCTGATTTTTGTTCATTTTTTAATTCTTCAATTGTTTTATATCGAGATACTTCTTGAATTTCAACTCTCTGTGTAATAGGGTTTTTTTTTTCAGGTGTAATAATTATTTTTGTATTTTCTTCTTTTATCCAATTATCTAATCTTTCTTCCTTTTGTACATCAGTTTGTAATTCATCGCGAATATCAGATCTATTTCTTTCCTCTCTTCTTAATAATTCTTCAAATCGTTGTAATCTTTCCATATATCGTTGTTCATCATTTTGAGCAACAGGTTGTCCAAATGCACCTAAACGTTGTCCAAAAGCGGCACCTTGAGAATTTGGATCACCAAAAGCACCTCGCGGAGCAACAGGTTGTCCAAATGCACCTAAACGTTGTCCAAAAGCGGCACCTTGAGAATTTGGATCACCAAAAGCGGCACCTTGAGAATTTGGATCACCAAAAGCACCTCGCGGTGCAACAGGTTGTCCAAATGCACCTAAACGTTGTCCAAAAGCAGCACCTTGAGAATTTGGATCACCAAAAGCACCTCGAGGTGCAACAGGTTGTCCAAATGCACCTAAACGTTGTCCAAAAGCAGCACCTTGAGAATTTGGATCACCAAAAGCACCTCGTGGTGCAACAGGTTGTCCAAATGCACCTAAACGTTGTCCAAAAGCGGCACCTTGAGAATTTGGATCACCAAAAGCATTACTATTTAGTTGTCCAAAAGCGCGTACAGGAAAATCAGGAGCATTAGGTGCAACACTCATTAGATTTTGACTGCTAATAAATTCTTGTTGATAATTTGAATTTTCGAAAAGATTTCTTATATTTCTACGCCATTGTAACATATTATCTAAATATTTTCTATCTATTATAGAATCTCTATTATGATGTTTATTTATATTTAGTATAATATTATTTAAATAATTAGCATATCCATTAACATTTTTATAATCATCGTAACTAACTACAAATATATTTGTTAAAGCATTGGTATGATCATAAGTATTCTCAACTATATAAGCATCTTCATTGATACCTGATACATATATATATTCATATTGTACTCCATTTCTTATTTTTCTACTATAACCAGAAATAATTCCATGATATTGTATCCCTTCTATATTAAATTGAACTATTATACGCAAATTATCTGAATTTACTTTTTTAGTTTTGTTAGTTTCTATATGTATTATATTATATGAACCATCTTCATTTTTTCCCTCAACAATACATATTCCAGGACTATTATATGCATCTTCTATAACAAGAGTACCTACAGGAATATTATTATATATTACATATCCTTCACGATCTAAATCCAAACTAAAAGTTGAAAGTTGAAATAACCACCCCCCTTTTTTTTTTATTTTTTTCTTTATTTTTTTTTTTTTTTTTTTTTTTTTTTTTTTTTTTTTTATTATCATATTTTTTTATTTTTTTAAGTTAAATATAATTAAATATAAATTTTTTTTTTCAATATATAAAGATGGAGGAAATAACAGAATATAAAAATTAACTATTGTAATAAACACGAAAAGAATTGTATATATTAAAGCTAATGCGCAAGAAAATATGTTAGACACAATAAATAATATATACTATTATATAGATATCTCAAAGTAATATCTAAAAATGTAAAACAAAAATAAAGCGTTGCTTAAAAACAAATTAAATACTTATAAATATATATTACCTTAATATATTAATCTACATCTAATAATTCTAAAAACTTATAACGTTCTTCATTTGTTAGTGCGCCAATTAGAATATTAATACGCGAATTAACTCTCAAACTATCATTTCCATGCATTAAATTATTAATAATTTTTTCTTTATTTTTAATTAATTTATTTTTAATAGATAAAATTCTTTTTAATTTTTGAAAATTATTTTCTGTTATATAATCCATAGTTGCAATATCATCATTAAAGAATCCAATTAAATCATTTTCAATTTGATAATAAATATAAAATGCACCATCAATATTATAATCATAACCTTTTTTTAAATATTTATCAATCATTTTATCTTTAAAAATTTTAAAGTTAATTATATCTGCATTTAATTCATTGCTAATAGGATATCTTATCATAGATAAGATAAGATGTTGCAAATCTAAATTAAGATTATCAAAATATTTTAATGTATTCATATATTAATTATAATTAATAAAAATTATCAATTTTTAATATAACGACCATACATTCTTTCATGTGATAAAATATCTATATCTTTAAGATCTTTTAATGTAATTTTTTTACCTTTATATTTTAATAATTTCTTTGCTAACTTATAAATTGGTTCATCTTTTTTATATATATTATTATTATTGTTTAATATAGTTGATACCGTTTTATCAATCATAGTTTTAGTTTCAGAATAGCAATTATTTAATTGACATTTAATAATTTCATCTCTAGCATCTGATTTTAATAATTTAAGTTTAATTTTACTAAATTCAGATAAAAATTTATCTTGTGATATCTTATTATTATTAAAATCTTCTCTTAATTTATTTATAGTAATATAATCAGTATTTTTTTTAAATTGTTTAGTTTCAATTTTACATTTTTGTTTTAAACAATTTTCTAAATCTGCTAATAATTTAAGCATAGTACCTATTATAGTTAAATTTTTTTTCATTTTATATTCTATATATACTATATATAATTTATTTATTAACTTTTAAAAATATAAATAATATAGAGATAATATGAATAAAACTCAAAGTTGTTTAGGAAATAACATATGTTTTGAAGATAGTTTTACTATTGATATTATTTTTAAATCAATTAGATATATTATAATATTTATACCACTTATAATTGGTATGACTATAGGTGCAATTTATGGAAAAAAATGGAATGAAGATAAATACAAAAATCTTAAAAAACCTCAATATAATCCACCGAATTATGTATTTGGTATAGTATGGCCTATACTATATTTACTTATAGGAGGAATATATAGTTACGCTCTATATGATTCTAAATGTATTCCTGATAGTATTTCTAAATGTGCTAAAAATGTATATTATAAAGACTTAAAATATTGGATAATACCAACTTTAGCTTTAATATTTAATTTCTTATATATACCGATATTTTTTGGTGAAAATGGATTATTTAATGGATTTATTATAATAATATTTAGTTTACTATTTGCAATTTTAACTCTAATCCAATTTATAATGCAAACAAATTATTATGAATATACTAAAATATTTGCATTAATAGCATTAGTTCCTTATATTATTTGGTTATCTTTTGCAACATATTTGTCTTATAATATATATATATTAAACAAATAATTAGTAAAAATATAAAAATTGATATAACATATTGCGATACAATTATTACAATAAAGATATGGATATTATGAATATTATTGATAGTATGGACATTGATACTAATGATATTACTACATATAATAATGTATTAGTTGAAAAGATATATAAAGCTGCATTTTTAGCTATTTGGATCTTATTTTCTCAATTTGGAGGTTAATTTAGATAATTACTTTGTTTCATAAAAATAAAAATTATACAAAAAAATTAAACCATAATCTATATAATCTTTTATTACTATGATAAAGACTAATTTTATTTTTTATAGTATTTATCTTTTTTTCAATAATTATAATATCTATTTCATATAAATCAATAACTTTAGTTAAAATAATAGAGGTTAAATCATTACCTAATAATAATAAATAATTATTATTCATATTATTAATATTATTCATATTTATTACTTTTTATATAATATATAAAAATATATTAGAAAAAATAATTATAAGGATGATAAGTTATATAATAAAAATTGAATGTACACATAAAGAGAATTTAAATTTTAATAATAATATTATTAGAAAAAATTCTGTTAATAATTTTCAAAATCCACCAGATATAACATTGGGATATATTACAAATATGTTTCCATATATAAAAAATATTGGAATAGTTTATATTAAAATTAAAAAATTTACAAAAAAATATTTAAATTTTTTTTGTAAAAATGAAATAGAATTAAATGAAAATGAATTTATAAATTTTATTAATAATATAAAAAAAATTGGATTTAATAGTAATAATAAAAATACAATAATTAGTTATAGTAAAATAGAAAAAAATGAAAATGATAATACTTACAAATATATAGATATTTATAAATATTATTATGATTCTTTAATAAAAATAGAAGTAAATAATCAATATAAAAAATATTATAATAAAAACACAATATTATTAAATATTTGCAAAAATATTATAGTATAAGATGAGGTATTAAATGTGTTCTATAATATATGTGTATATTTAAATCAGGTTCTGGATGATATAAATTATTTTTATTAATATTTTTTTTTTCATAATCTTTAATTTGTTTAATATTAGATAATTCTACCGGTGTCATATATTTTAAATTATTTTTTATGGCAATCGTTGGAAATAATGATTCTATATAAAATAAACTATTATTTTTTGTTGCATAAGAATTAATGTATTGTATAAATTCTTTAGATACTCTAACAGAATTCATAGAACCACTATAGTATGGTTTATTATAATTTATTTTTATATTATCCCAATTCCAATTATTATTATATGTTTTGTCTGTATTTTCATAATATAAATTGGATAATAAATCTTCATTACTATATTTCATATCTATTTGTATAAGTGTGTTTTCATCATTAAAAAAAATATCATCTTCTATTAACCAAATAAATTCATAATTTGTATTTTCAATACCAAAATAATATAATGCCTTATCCCAACCATTAACTATTTTATTTTTATTAAATTCGGCATTTACATAACCATTTAATTTACATTTTTCATCATCTATAGTTATAAAATTAATATTCTTATAATCATTTTTAAATTTACTTAAATCAAAATTATTATCATCAACTAATATATATATTTTATATTTATTGAATTTAGTTAAGAATTCACACCATCTTTTTTCAGGATTATTACTTATTATACAAAGTATATTCATAATATATCTAATATATATTTATATAAATATATATTGGATTTGAGTACATAATTAAAAATATTTTTAAAATATTTTAAAATATAAATTATTATAAAAATAAATAAATTATGTACTCATTTTTTAATTATCTTTGGCATCTCTTATTTTTCTAAAAAAATCCATATATCTCCCGATACTATTAATAATAGTGTTATTATATTCTATTAATACTGGCAATGGTTTAATAGGTAAATCTTTTCCAAAAAGTTTTTTATTTTTAAATAAATACTCTATATTTTCAAATAATATTATAGGAATAAACTCAGGTTCTATATCTATGCTCTGATTTGTATTAACATCTATATAATTGTATAATATTCTTAAATTTATTAAAGGTATATATGTTGTTTTTTCTCCTATTTTTAATATGTAGAAAAAACTTATAATTCTATAATTATATTCATCATACTGACTGAAATAAACATCTTTTCTACCTAATGCAGAAGAAGAAGGGCGTGTTATATTAGGATACAAAGTCATCATAGTAGTCATAATAGTATTTTTATTTTCTTCTGTAAATGGTATTCTGTTATAGGGATTAACAAAAGGTATTTTGCTATTTTGACTTTTAGTTGCATATCTCCAGAATTTATATAAAGTTCTGACATAAAAAGCATGTTTATATGTTTTATTATTTATAACAGATACAATAGAAATAACATTTTTTAGTTTATTTAATGGCATATTTTCCCATTTTTCACCTAGATAAGGATCCTCATCATTAAGATTATTTGCATTTATTTCTGCTACCAATTGAGCCTTTGTCTTTTTATATCTTTGTATATTTGCATTTGACTGAAAATGACTATGTCCACTAGAAGAACTTCTTGGTGTTCCTGACCAACTAATAGATTTACTTGCAGACAATGAATTATCAAAATTATTATATGCTAATATTTGTTTACTTCCTAAATAATTAATTATATACAAATATTCATTTGCATTTTCTTTGGAATTCCTAATATCTCCATCATCATCATATGCTTCATCGTCATCTTCATCTTCATCATCATCTTCATTGTAATAAATTCTGTTTACATCTCTTATTAAAAGAAGTATAAATTGATATGCCATATATTTTGCTAAATTATTATCTAAATTTCTTTCAATATCTTGAATATTTCTATTATTTTCAGAATATAGAATAATAGACTTAAGTTCATCATTAATATATTCTCTTAAATCTTGTACTCTAATATCATCTTTATTCGGTATAAATTTTGTTTTACTCCACATTTTTTTTAATTCTTTAGTATTATCTTTAATAGATTGTATTATATTAACATGATTACCTAATTTTTCAACTGAAAACGATTTAAATGAACTAAATGGATTATATGAATATTTATAAGCCCAATCATAATTTCTTGTTAATAAAGCAGAACTAAATGTATTATTACAATATATTTTAAATATTATTGCATTGATTTCCTTTATTATATTATGATAAATTTTATAATAAATATTTTGCGTAACAGAAATATCTGTATTATAATATAAATAATCTCTTAATCTTATTAAACCTTCTTCATACTCAATTGGTTTAGTAAAACATGATTTAATTAAAGTTATATTTTTAGATTTCGGACGAATAGGTATTAATATGATATTTTGAATTTTTTCATTAGAATCTAATAATATTTTATTATCAGTTTTAGCAGAAGTAGAAATAGATGTATTTGATAGTTCGGTTTTATTAGTACTGGTATTATATTTAAGTTCACTTTTAAAATTTTCGTGACATTTATTATAAATATATTCCATTCTATCTGAGTCATTTAATACTCTATTTGTTTTTGGATTTATAAGTTTTGATAGTTTACCTTTAATATAATTATTGTAATCTTTGCAATATATTTTACATTCTTCTAATGATAAAATATTATTTAAATCAATATCATAATTTTTTTTAGTAGCAGACATTAATTTGATAATATATTTGATACTTCTATTAATATATTTTAAATTATTTTTGTTATCTACAAAACTAAATATATATTACAATTATAAATAATTATATAGAATATAAATGTTCGTATTTATAAGTATATTTTTAATAATTGATAGGGAATTTAGTAAAATATTTGTCGCAATATAGTTTTTAGTTTGTCTCAGTTAATCAAAACTCATTTAAAGAATACAAGTTTATATAATAAACTTAAAAAAATGGAAAATTGTGTACAAACAAACGTATTAAACATAATTAGTCCTGAAAAAATTAAAACAGGAAATGAAAAACGCAAAGAATCTTGTAAAAATGTTGGTTCCGAAAAAAAATTAAAAGGACATAAACGTGAAAAAGATTTTTTAATGAAATATAATCCAGAAGAAGTAAATAATCCAACTGAATATGGTGCAACGTCAGATACATCTATTTGTCCTACACATTCTATATGTAATAAATTAAATGAGATTATTAAACCATCAAATTTAAATGTTACAAATAAAAGTGGTAATAATATCCAACTAACACTTGGAAATATTCCAGAACTAAAAGATGTAAATATTAATAAACTAAATGAAGATAAAGAATATATTCGTAGTATTTTCAATAAATATTTAAAAAAAAATGAAAGTGAAAAACCGGCAGGTATATTAGTATATAAAGATACTGAAAATAAAAAATGGGTTTTCTTTAATACTGATGATATTATAAATACTATTGTACTTAATTGCAAATGGCGCGAACTTGAAACGGGGCGTATTAAAGGTGATTTCGATGATGATTCTAAAAAAGGATTTAGTCAATATATAACATATGAATATAGAAATACACATAAAAGTTACTTTTTAGGTTTTAATGGAGGTAAAGGTAGTAAATTTATTGAGTTTTTAAAAAACCCAAAATTCGGAATTAAATATTATGAAGATGATTACTAATAATTATTTAGGAAACGAAATAATAAATATTTCGTGTGACTCTTTAATATTATTAGTATTATCTTCTGTACGATTTTTACCAATTCTTTTTTCTCCTTGCCCATAAGTATATTGCCATTTAGGAAATTCAAATTTAAATTCTTTATACCATTCGCGAATAGTATCACAATTATTATAAGTTATAAGAAATCCACCTTTATGATTTTTTAATAGTTCACATAATTTTTTGTGATTAAAATTATTATGATGAATTGCAAAATTGCAATTTGGATATAAACCCTTAAACATTTTACTATTTCCTTCTAAATAGTAAGGCGGATCTAGAAATAAGAAATCATCCACATGACGAGGAATAACATTTTCAAAATCATCACATTTAACAGATAAATTTTTTAAATTCATTTTTTCTATTGCTTTAATTCTATTATCAAATTTTTCTGATTTAATTTCGTTTGAACTAGGCCAACCGAGAAACATAGGACCATAAGATAATGTCATATTATAATAATAATATGCTGCTTGTTTAATAATATTATCATCTAATAAAGATAAATCTTCTTCTGTTAATTCAACTTTTTTCTTTGTATTATATACTAAATCAACAGGTTTAATTTTATCCCAATAATTGAGAAGTATATGTCTATTATATGTAAAATCTTCTTTTGTAATTTTAAATTTTTTTAATTCTTCAATAAATTCTTGTTTATGATTAATAAGAAC